TAGATTGTCTGATAGCTAAAGCTCTATTACCCATATCAGAACTATCTCCTATACTTGCCTCATAGTCAGCCAGTTCTCTTTCATAATCTTTTTGAGCTCGTCTTGCTCCTGCGATACCTAAATCTGTCATACCTTGACCTGCTGGTACTAATGCTGCTTTTAATCCCTCTTTACTAAATAGATCGTTTCTTAAAGTTTCACCAACACCTGTTAAATAATTTGAACTTGTTTCTAATGCACCTAAACCACTTTTAGTTAATCCTGGATCCATACCCATTGCTTTGTCTCTAAAGAACTCTCCTGCACTTGGAGTTCCTCCTGTAGTTCCATATTGTCCTGCAGGTCCTACTCCTGTGCCTGGAGTTCCTGGCGCTGATAACGCACCAGTACCTGCCGCCATTAATGCAGACAGTCCTGAAAATTCTCCTTCACTTCCTTCTTGTGCAAGTTGTGCACCAATATTTAAACCACCTGACATTAAAGCTCTTGATAACATAGTATTACCACCAAGTCCCATAAGTCCTGGGGCCATAAATGGAGCCGCCGCTGCTAGAAAAGGTAAAGCAGGTTTAACTTCATTAGGTATTATTTTATCTAATGCTCTTGAAATTGGTCTAGTTATTTTTTTTAAAAATCCCATAAATTTATCTTTGTATTATACACTGAAAAGCAAGTTCGCAAAACTTGTAAATAGGCGAGTAGAGCACAATTTACAAGACTTTTTGCCTGTAGTCAATCTAGAATATGTTAGCGCCAGCGCCTAGATTAATCTCTTCTACAGTCACTTTTACGTCTCTTTTAATATGTTCTGCTTTAGTATCTGTGTTTGTGTTTTGTACATCAGCTAACGCTTCAGCGTCCGACATATACTCTTTACCTGTTACAGTATTTGTTAAGGTTACTTCACACTTAGGTGTAATAACTGGTACTCTTTCACCGTTGATTATTTCATATCTAACGGATGCTTCTGTTTCTATAAATGGCATTATCTGTCCTCTCTGTTAATTTCTAATATTGATATGATTGCACTTATACCAGTTGCATCAGAAGATTCAATCTTCAATATATCATTTTCTTCAAGTACAACAGGCCCTTTTGCTACATTACAAATGGTTGGTCCAGTTATATTTGCATATGCTATTTGATAATCAATAGTAGCAGAGCTATCTGTAACAGATACTTTTGCTACCTTAGACCCAGATTCGTTGGTTATTTGTATGTTTTGAATAATTGTTCTAGAGTTTGATGGCACAGTATATACCGTTTCAGCTGCTGTAGTTGCTGGATCATAGAATGCGTTTTTATAAATATTTGCCATTAATTATCTATGAGTATTAACTCAAATCCTCCTGATGCTGAAGATGTAGAACTTGAAATTGCTTGTAATTCTATATCTGTTTTTTCTGTAATTTTAGTTATAGCCTTTTTAGGAAAGTATGTAAAACCACCTCTAATATTTAAATACTCTTTTGTTTGAAAAGCAGAATTAGCAACAGTGTTATCTCTAGTTTTTAACTTACAAGTTTGTTCCTGATCTTTACCTGATCCAAAATTGATCGCTACAACATACCCTGTTTTACCAGCAGGTATAGTGTATACTGCCATTAGTGTTTGACCGTTTCCTGCTGTTATGGTTGCAGCAACATCAGATCCACCTGTATAAGTTGCAGATATGCCTCCTTCATTATTTCCAGATGTTCCTGCTGTTTCAACAGACATTCTAAATACTCTTAAAAAAGTTTGTGTAGTTGTAACTGTAGTTGTTCCATCCATATCAACTGTCTCTTCAGCCAAATTATAAGAATTATCTAGACCTTGTATTCTCAAAGTTCTAGCACCAGTTCCTGCTACATCATCATTAGTATCATCACTAACAATATCAACAGTAACTGCAGTAGACTGATAAGGGTATTGTCCACCTGTTTCCCAAATTACTTCAAAAGAACCTGATCCAATAGAATCATTATATCCAAATTTATTTACTTTTGTGTAACCAGTAAAATCTCCTTTTGCAACTGCAAGATAAAAATCTATCTCTGCAGATGAAGGTGTTGTTGATCCTGTTGTGTTTACATTATTGCAAGACATTAATTTCTACCTGTGAACCAAGTAAATCTTTCACTTTGTTCTTTTAATTGTGTTAAATATGTAGAGTTTAACTGTTCAATAATTGTAGTTAACGCTCTGTTAATTTGTCTTTGATTATCTTCACTATATTCTCTTTTAGGTTCTGGTAATCTTACTACTACTTTAGTCATTATCCTCTCCTATATCAATTGTTTCTATACCTTCTTTTTCTTTGTTTTCCAACATAGCAAAATCTTCTAATTTCATATTTGCTTCATCTGCATTTGCAGGTGTTGATTGTAATATCATTGTTGCTGTTGCAACAGGAAGACTGGCTATTATATTTAAACCTTTCATTGCTAAAGGAGTTAGACTTCCAGCTCTTGCTAAAAAAGTTTGAAATAAATTTGTTTTTGCTTTACCAAGTGAATCATCATCTAAAATTACTTGTAAACTATTTCCACCAAGTTCTTTATATTTTGATAGTGGTATTTTTAAAGATTTTACTTTTCCTTTTAAATCTCCGATAAGGTTTCCTTGTGACATAGAACCCCCTTGTGCTATATGTCTAGCAAAATCTGGTCTTGGGGTATAATATTTTCCACTACTAGTGCCAAAGCCTTTAGCTAAGCTAGATCTTGAAGGAGCTTCTCCTCTAAATAATTCAATCATATCTTCTATACCAGCCATTATCTTCTACCGTCCGGTTGTAGATCTACTTGAAATGTACCAAATCTCCAAGTCTCACCTAAATTTATATTTTCAATCTTAATACTTGCATATCTTCCTCTAGCTCTTGTATCTACTTTATCAGTTGTAGCATCAATTGTAAATGGACTTAATCTTGTAGCAGCTACACTATCAGAAGGATAATCAGACACTCCTATAGTTACTTGATTGTTGCCTGTTAGCACTTTAAAGTTAGGTAGAAATCTTCTCATTGCTAAAAAAATTTCACTTTGATTTGCCTGTAAAGAAAAATCAAATGATTGTATAAAAGAAGTTAAAGTTGTAACAGATCCATCTGGATTAACTTGATCGGTCCCCGTTTCTTGTTCGAAGAATACTGAAGCACCTAGTCCTGATTGACCAATCACTACAGGAAAAGTTCCATCATTACTACTATTATAAGCAGTTGCATAAGGTTTAGGATATACTAAAGAATCAATCCAAGAAGTTCGAATAGAGTTAACATTTACTCCTGTGTACCAATTACCCATTGGTAATTGTCCATTACTTTGTCCATAGTTAAAAACTACATATCTATTATTAAATTCTGATCCGGCTGTTGGATACCACCAAACTACTTCTGTAAATAGATTATTAATCCCAGCATTTACTTGTTGACCTTTTGTAGTATCAATATCATCATAAACATAATCTTCAACTGAACAAGGTAAAGTATTAACAGTACCATCAAAAGAGAAGAAACCATTATTACCCATCCAATAAGCAACTCCATCAATTTCAATAGCTGCGTTCTTACCTATCAATCCGCAGTTTGTACCCACTTGCTCAAACCCAAAGGTAAATGGAGCTCCAACAAATTTCATAGTATATAATGCGTTATCAGTCCAAACTAGAATATTTTCTTTTGCAACCAAAGCACCCATAATTTTTGTACCATCTTGAATTCTTTGAGTTCCTGCAGTGTTAGTAGCCTCTGGTGTATATTCATTAATATTTTCATCTATTGAAAATCTTATAAACATATCATCTTGAGTAGATGGATCGCCGATTGTAGTTTCTGTTCCAAGGTGAATTAAGTGACGTGTTGTTGGAGAAATTAAAGTAACTCTTGTTGCGGTAGGGTTATTTGTTGTTACAAATCCAGATGTTGTAGTAGATGCTCTTGTTGTTAATCTTGCAGCTATTGCTGAATCCCAAGTAAATGTTTTTCCATTTGCAATCGTTGCAACTAAGACTTGACCAAAATTACTTAAAGACCAAAGTCCTGGTTCAAGAGTTACAGAAGCTGCATTAACCGCATTTCCCCATCCCGTTCCGCCAATAGTTGATCCATAAACACCTACACCAAAACCATAACCATAAGTCTGTTCTGCAGGTCCAACTTGTTCATAAGGAACAACATCTATACTGCCTCCTGTTGCAACCGTTGCCGTAGCATTTGTAGTTTGAGTAATTGTAAATACTGTATTACTAGTAATAGAAGTTACTTGAAATAATTTATCTTCAAAGTCTGCATCAACATAACCTGTACCCACT